TAACCCAACCGCTGATGCTATAGACAGCCTGTTCATTTGCAGTATTGCTTTGTCCAAATCCCCATTAACCGTATCCCATAACCCGTCCCATGCCTGCTTCATCTTGTTAATCATGTTGTACCAGGCATCATCAATGGCGAGAATGGTTGCCTTAACGGCTAACGTGCGAGCGTTCTGGTTCCCGAGTCCGAAGTAGGCGGATTCTAACCTCGCGGTAGAAGGGGCAGCAACGGGACTTATTTTCAACCCTTCATTGAGTTGCTGTTGGAGTTCTTTGTAGTCCTTATACCCAGTGGAAAGTTTCCCTAGAAAGTAAGTTATCCCAGCAATTGCTACCCCGACGAACCCGGCTTGCAGTGCGAATCCAACCATTGCCAGTCGGCTTACCGAAAGAGCGGAAGCTAGTGCTCCAAGGAGGCGGTTTGCGCCAGCAATACCCATCGCTACAGCCGGTAGGGTTACAGCCACGCCTACTAGCGAAAGTTGAACATCCTTAATAACTTTTGGCTGCCTCCCCCACTCTGTCAGGGATTCTTGCCCTGCACGGAACATAGCGGTTCCGAAGTTTAGAGCGTCTTTTGTGACGTTCTCGAACTGCTTCCCCACCTCGGCCAGGAAGAAGAACATCCGGTCCTTGAAATTACTCCATGTTCCCAGGACAGTCTCAGCCTGCCGCTTCATTCCTCCTGCGAACCTATCCTCCATGTAGCCTAGAATCGCGTCCAAGGCTACCTTCGAGTTGACGAGTCCTTCGGTGATCCGCTTCTGCGCCTCTGCCATGCTTACGCCAAGCGCATCGGCGACCGCACGTAACGCGGGGATTCCTGCCCTGGACAACTCCCTAAGTTGCTCTCCCGTTATCTTTCCGCGAGTGCCGATCTCGCCAACAGAGCGTATAACCCTCTCTAGAACGTCCGCCCCGCCACCTAGCGCGAAAACGGCGTCTCCGATAATGCGCAGCTTAGGGACTACTTCCCCTAATTGGAACCCGTAAGCTTGCATCAAGCGTGACGCCTGCGCTACTTGCTCGAATTGAAATGGCGTTTCGAGGGTGAATTTCTTTAGTTCTTCAAGATGCTGTTTAGCCACGGTGGCTGATTGAGCCATTACCGAAAAAGCTACGGTAACCCGCTCCATTTCGCCTGCTGCCTTGACGGAAGCAAGTCCAATGGCCGCCATGGGGGCAGAGAATCCAAGTAATGCCGTCCGGCTTATTTCCCCAAACTCATCGCCAAACCGCTTCAGATCGGCCGATGATCTGCGCAACTCGGATTGTAGATTGGATGAGTCTGCACGGAGGTAGACGATTAGGTTCGCGAGCGTTTCACCGAGCGCCATGTTGACTCCGATAATTGGATTGGTATGCTTTGAATTGAGCTAGGACTGCGGATTCGTGGGATTTGGTTAGGGAGGAGGAGGGTGGAGCGGAGGTGGATAGCGGCTGCGGCATGAAGTCCTCCGTCGTTACCGGATGGTCCTTACTGTTGGCCAACCCTGCCATAATCATTGCGAACGGACGGTAGAAGCGGCGGTATTCCTCATGGTTGGCTTCCATGAGGAGGGAGAGGTCGTCCGGTCCGAGGTCCCAAAATTCGTCCTCGGATAGGTGTAGGCGCTGGCGCGCAATCCCCCACATTCTCGGGAAGTCGAGATGCGAGGGGGAGGTTAGTTTGGGGGGGAGCCGGGTGCGGACTCGGGTGCGGACTCGGGTTCGGGTGCGGCAACTGGCTCCTCCCCTTTTGCCGTGACGGTGGCGTTTAAGGACCGCATCAACTCCACCCATGAGGGTGGATCGAGGTTGTCCATCAATTCCTCCTCGATATCCTCATACTTCAGCGTCTTGTTCTCCCACAGTAGTCCGGCCCAGACGAATCGCTGTACCTTATTCATATCGAGTTGGGAGATGAAGGATTGGAAGTCCTTGCTGTCAGACTTGTAGGGGTCGATGCCTAGTGCGTGCCAAGCACGGTTGTTGAAGCGCAAGCGGTATTCCTTCCCGCCTGCGCTGAACGTCACGATTTTTGCTACGGTTGGGGTCATAATCCCTTCTATGAGTTGGAACTGCGGGTTGGATTGGAACTACGCAATGGTTACGTCTCCGTCGATGGTTAGCCCGCAGCGGCAGGAGACTAGTGCGCCAACTGAGCCGGAGATTTCCCAGCTCGACACGTTGGCGGAGAAGGTGATGACTGCGGCGCCGGCGTCGGTGAGGGTGAGACGGAAAGGACTGAGTGCGTCCTTGGTGTCGTAGTTGGTTTTCAGCGCGAGTTGCGCGGCGTTGATTGTGCCGGAGACGAGGGAGACGGCGGAGGTGATGCGGACGCTGGCACGCCACGGGATGCCTTCGTTGAGGGGGACGCCGGTTCCCCAACGGTTGCAGTAGCCAGTGAAGCTGAACGTGTCGCCGTTGGAGAGGGTGACGATACCGGTGCGCTTGGTTCCGGCTTTCAGGTCCGTGAGCATTGCGGCTTGCTGTACGTCGGATTGGTCGTAGAATCCTTCCAGCTCACAGTTGCCGTAGTCGGGGAGGCCGGAGCCTTTCTTGTATGTCGAATCGCACAAGGTGGTTAAGTCGGGGGTTGTGCGAGTGCCGCCGAAACGGAACGACTTTATGCACACTCCGCTGCCGTTCCAGGTGAAGAGGGAGCCGGCTGCTTTGACGGCAGTGGCGGACATGTAGATGAGATCGAAGGTGGAAGGCTGCCATTCGGCGGCGTCGGCGATGGAGTTGGGAGCGGTGTCGCTGATGCCGGTGGTTTCGAGGTCCTTGACCTGGACGATAGGGCCTTCGTAGTTCCTAACGCCAGGAATTTCGGAATAGGAGACGGGGGAGCCTGATCCGATCTCCAGCTTGCTTCCTACTGATACTTTCGCGGTGGCCATGGGTGTTACTCCTTGTTAGTGATTTGGGAATAGGGGATAAGGGACTAAGTGTTCGGTTGCGTTTCAGAAGTGCCGATGACGAACTCGCACATGACACGGTAGACGATAGAGCCGTCGCCGAGGATTTCGTTGCCGAGATCGCGCGCCTTCCAGCCGAAGATGCCTACGGAGATGCCACCAGTGGGAGGGGAACCGGTGGAGCCGAGGGTGCCGGATTCGGCTTGGGTGACGAGACGGATCTGCTCAGCGATGTTGCGAGCTTCGGTGTATGTGCGGGAATAGATGTCGATTTGGAAGCTGTAGTTGCACCAGCCTGCGATTTGGGAGAGGCATTCTTCGTGGTCTTCGTCGATGACGGAGTATTCGATGGCGGGATAGGCGCAGAGTTCGGGACGGTTGGCGGCGTAGACGCGGGTGGAGATGAGAGCGGTTAGGCCGGTGGAGGTGGTGAGAGTGGTGTAGAGGGCTTGTTGGACTGTCATCAAGTGCTCCAGGTGCCTGGGAAGAAGGTCCAGGGATCGAGACTCTGACCGGATGATTGTAGAGGTACTGCTGGATTCGATCCCCAACCGGGAGCATTGCGCATTCCGCGCAGTGCCAGATTACGCATTTCTTTTATGATGTAGTACTTCATTCCGCGCCGAGAGGATATGAGTGCGGGACGCATGTATGGATGTTTTTTGAATCCGAATTTTCCGTATTCGATCCAGAAAATATGATGTGCTTTAAGATAATGTAAGGCACAGTAGACTTTTGGACGATCTGTTACGCCGCGCTCTACGTGGAGGGCATCGCGGATTTCGTGAGTACCGGGGGAAATGCGGTTTACCCACAACAGGAAGATCTTTCGCTGGAGGTCGGTCATCGGGGCCTTCTTCTGAGTGACAGAGGATTTCCCCTTTTCGGGTGGGGTGCCGGATGGGAGTTTGCGAATACCATTTTCCCGCATGATGGCGGTATTGGTAGGGATGCGGGGTTTTACGCTGTTGTAGAGGATGTGGACGGAATCGTACAGGATATCCTCAACCGGCTTATCGCCGAAATTACGTGCCAATTGGAGGAGAGCGCGTTGCAATTCCGCGCCTCCTTTCAGAGTCATGACTGGCTTGGAGTAAGCCTGCTGGAATTGCGTTGGGGAAGCCCAAGCGGACATTATTGCACCAACTCCCTTGCGATGATTTGCATCTTCCTCCTCTTGCTGTAAATATCCTCAACACTCATGATTTCGAGGGTGCGGGAACCCCAGACGAGACGGCAGGTGGGGGTGATATCGGAGCGGTAATGGGTTTCCAGGATGTGGGTTACGGGGTTGGTTATCATTCCGGCTTGGAAGGACTCCGAGCCTGCCATGCCACGGA